GGATTTAGAATGGTGTGGTGAGGGTTACTCAAGATACGATGCAAAAGGTAAAACAACCAAAGGTATAGATTGTGTTATAGAGATGAAATTTCGCAATAAGTACTATGAAGAAAAGATGCTTGAAAAAGACAAGTACGATGCTTTAATGTCACTTGATGATGTTGTAAAGATATACTTTGTAAATGATCCTAAAGGTAATTTTATGTATTGGCTAAACACTTTAGAGATGCCAAAGCCAGTTAAAAAGTTTTGCCCAGATACTACAATGTGGACAAAGAAACGAATTAATAAAGATGTTTACCTACTGAAAGAAAACCAAGCAGTAAGAATAAATATTAATCTTCAATAAATAGTTTTTAAATTTTTTGTTTACAAGCATAATAACTATATTGCATTATGGAAATAAACAAAGCAGCTTGGGAAAAGTTAAAAAAGCAAATAGAGTTTCACTTACAACAAGATAGTGAGATAACTGATGTGCTTATAAACTACCAAGTAAAACCAGGTAAAAAGAATTATTTAAAACTAAACATTACAATAGATGATTTTGCTAATTGATGCAAATAGTTTAATATTTGCGAGTTGTTACAGAAAAAGAGAAAACCCCGATGATGAACTTTACTATACCGAAATAGAAGATAGTAGGGCAAAGTTTGATGAGCAATTTATGTCTATTGTAAATCATCTTGAAGAAAAATACCCTATAGATAAAGTACTAACCTTTAGTGGATCAAAGGGTAACTTTAGAAAGCTAATCACACCAAAGTACAAAGCCAACAGAAAGAAACAAGAACTGCCGCCTTTATTAGATGAGATGCACCAATTTGTAAAAGACCATTACGATAGCATATGGGGTTATGGTGTAGAAACTGATGATATGGTTGCCAGGTATTGGAAGCAGATTAGTGATGATATTGGTAGGGATGAGGTTATGATAGTTTCAATAGATAAAGACTATAAACAATTCCCTTGCTTGATGTACAACTATCACTATAAGCATAAAGAGATATTAGACATATCAGAAGAAGAAGCTATATACAATTTTTACTCACAAATGATAGAGGGTGATACCGCAGATAATGTAAACTACTTTAAAGGTAAGGGTAAGAAGTTTGCAGAAAAGCATTTTAAAGACTGCACAACTAAATACCAATACACCAGAAAGCTATATGAATTATTTAAACAAGAATACAAAGGTAAAGCAAAACAAAAATACGCAGAGTGCTATCACCTTTTAAAATTAAGAACACAATGAAAGATATAAGAAATATGAGTTTAACAGAAAGATATAAATACCAAAACGAACAAAAACAAAAAAAGTTTAATAGCAAACCAGATAAAATAGTAGAAGAGTTAAAAAAAGAATTTGACATAAGAAGTTGTGTAGGTATAGACAAATACAAAACAACACTACAAGACAACAAGCACGATGACTTTTTACAACATTTAAAAGAAGAACTAATGGATGCAGCTTTATACATACAAAAACTACAAAGTAAATGAATTACAACACAATACTACTAGAAACACCAGAACAAGTAAGTGATTTACTTATTAAGTTATCTGGCATAGATATATACAAACAAACAAGAAAAAACGAATACGTTGAACATCGTGCGTTGCTTTGTCATATATTAAGAAACAAACTTGATATGAGGTGGGTAAGTATATCTGACTTTATAAAATCAAAAGGTAAATCATTTGACCACGCAACTGCAATTCACGCTAATAAAATGTACCCAGTATATAAACGGTCAAATTATGATTACTATGATAAACTTGAAAGTAACTTTATAGTTAAATCACAAATAGAGTATAGCCAAATATCTAAATTAGAAGTGATACAAAAAAAGTATGCAACATTAGAAAAAGATTATTTTAAGGCAATAGAAAAACTAAACCAATACAACGGTGGTTATACTAAAAACGAAAAGCAATACAGAACACTAGAAGAAGATCAAAGAACAATGTATGATGAAAGAGCAGCTTTAGTATTAAAGTCTTTTGAATGGAAGCAAAACAATAGTGAGTATGAAATAATAAACTGTGCAACGTGATAGAATTTATAAAAACAATATTGTGTTTAGCGTTGAGTTTTGGGTTTCACTGCATAGTATGGGAAGATTATTATGTAAAGTCTAAATTCTGGAAAGTATATTGGGCAATAGTGCTATTATGTTTATTTCCTTTAATTATGATAATATGATAAAAAAAGAATGGCTATTTATGCAAACACCAAAAGAAAAAGCATACAACATATATAAGAAGTTTTACAATGTAGATGGTCAAGGGTTTAATGATACAATAAGTAGTGGTATAGCAAAGCAATGTGCAAAGGTGCATATAAACCTAATACTAGAAAACGAAATAATAAAACCATCTAACAACATAGAATATTACCAAGAAGTACTAAACGAAATAGAAAAGCTATGAAAGTAAACAGAATAAAAACATATGAATGTAAAGACTGGCTTTTAAATAAGCACTATGCAAAAAGAATGTGTAGTATTACATATGCTTTTGGTTTGTTTAATGATAAAAATATATTAGTTGGTGTTGTTACTTTTGGTATGCCTCCAAGTAGTACACTTGCAGAAAGTATTTGTGGTTCTTATTTAAAAGAATATGTATTAGAATTAAATAGGTTAGTTGTTAATGATGGATTACCAAAAAATACATTATCGTTTTTTGTAGCTAATGCAATAAAAAAAATACCAAATAATAAAATAATAGTTTCTTTTGCAGATGCTAATATGAACCACAACGGTTATATATATCAAGCAACAAATTTTATATATACTGGAGTGAGTAGTAACACAACAAAATTAATTGATAAAAATGGTGAAGAATTTCATTTTAGAAATATAGGACATAAACAAAAATCATTAAAAAAAGAAATAAACCTAATAGATAGAATTGTATTAAATTTATCTGATGATTTACTTAAAGAAGAATACAGAGCCATATTAGATAAAAATAAATTTACTGGTCATTGTTATGTAGCAAGTGAAACATACTATCATTTAAGTAGTGATAATTTAAAAGTTTATCATATTAAACACGAAAATAGCACACATTGGTTTTTAAAAAATAACAATAATCAAATTATAGACATAACAAAAGACCAATTTAAAACACCAGTACCATATCAAAATGCAAAAAGAGGTTTTTTTTTAACCAAAACACCAAGCAAAAGAAGTTTAAAATTAATTGATAAAGTAATTAATCATAAATTTAAAATAATTAAAAAAAGACTAAACGAAAATAGTATTGATGAAAAATTAATAGCACAATTTTTAAGAGATAGCAAAACATTCTCCAACTACAATAATGAAATGTTATCAAAAGAATTAAATATACACAGACAAAAACTTGAACATTGGTTTAGAACTGATAAAGGTTTTAGTTTTCCAAATGTTGATGATTGGAACAAACTTAAAACAATTTTACACTTTGATGATACCTTTGATAGTGTTATGAATAATTACGAATGGATACCTTGTGCAAATGATATAATACAAAAACTTGAATTAAAGAAAATAGAAATATTACCAAAACACAGATATATATTATTTAGTGGAAGCAAAAAGTTTAAAAAGAAATGTTTAAAAAACTTTAAACTTGAAACATTAAAATATCCTAAAGGTGAAAATAAAAGATACATAAGTGAATATAAACCACAAGTACAAGGAATATTATTTTAAAACTATGACAAGAAAGAAACTAATACAAAAGCTACAACAACTATTAGACAAATTACCAAAGGGTAAAGAAAGAAAAGCAATAAGAGAAAGACTACTAAACTTAAAGCTAAATAAAAACAAAGTTTAATTACGTTATATAATTGAATAAACAAAATATTTTCAAATGGATAAAAGAAAAAATAACGGTGGTGCAAGAGAGGGTGCTGGAAGACCAAAGAAAGCAGATGAACTTAAACTTATAGAAAAGTTAGATAACCTTATAGATAATGATGAGGTTATAAAAACACTTGGTAAACAGATCTTCAAAGGTGATAGCAGAGCAATGAGTTTATACTTTGGTTATAGATATGGCAAACCAAAAGAGAGTGTAGACATAACATCAACCGATGGGTTTAATATTAACTTTAAAGATATTATAAAATTTAAGTGATAGAAGTTGACCCAAAGTACAACCCTATCCAGACATCAGATGCCAGGTATTATATTGTTACTGGTGGACGTGGTTCGGGTAAATCGTATTCTATAAACTTGTTATTGTTGTTGCTCACTTTTGAAGCTGGGCATACAATTCTATTTACAAGGTTTACACTATCGAGTGCATACATTTCTATAATACCAGAATTTATAGACAAGATAGAAACGCTAAACTTACAAGATGCTTTTTATATAACAAAAGATGAAATACGAAATAAGCTATCTGGTAGCAAGATAATCTTCAAGGGTATCAAGACATCAAGTGGTGACCAAACGGCAAACCTAAAGTCTTTAACAAACGTAAGCACTTGGGTAATGGATGAAGCAGAAGAACTACAAGATGAAAACATCTTTGATAAAATAGATTTAAGTGTAAGAAACCTAAACCAAAAGAATAGGGTTATCTTAATTTTAAACCCAGTTACAAAAGAGCATTGGATATACAATAGGTTCTTTGAAGATAAAGGTGTACAAGCTGGTGTAAACACAACCAAAGGAAACACAACCTATATACACACCACATATTTAGATAACATAGAAAACCTATCTAAAAGTTATTTAGAGCAAATAGAAAACATTAAGAAACGTAGACCAGAGAAATACAAACATCAAATGCTAGGTGGCTGGTTAGAAAAAGCAGAAGGTGTTATTTTTACTAATTGGAAAATAGGTGAGTTTAAAAAAGTAGGTGTAAGTGTGTTTGGTCAAGATTATGGTTTTGCATCAGATGAAAATACATTAGTAGAAACTAACATAGACACCACAAACAAAATAATCTATTTAAAGGAATGTTTTTACTTGAAAGGTCTTACCACATCACAGATAGCTGAACTAAACCTTAAACACGCTAAAAATAGTCTTATAGTAGGTGATAGTGCAGAACCCAGATTGCTACACGAACTTAAAGCAAAAGGTTGTAATGTAGTCAAAGCAATAAAAGGTCAAGGATCAATTACCTATGGCATAGCTTTACTACAAGACTATGATTTAATTGTAGAAGAAAACAGCATTAACTTAATCAAAGAATTAAACAACTACTCCTGGTTAGAGAAAAAATCTAAAACACCACAAGATAAATTCAATCATTGTCTGGATGCGATCCGTTATAGTGTATCGTATCAACTACAAAACCCAAATAGGGGTAATTACTTTATATCATAAAAGTTATTAAATTATTTGTTTATATGATATTTATTTGTATATTGCATTATTATTAACTAACAAAACAGATATGACAAACCAAGAAATTTTTTACAAAGGCATAGACAATCTAGGATTAACAGACAAACAAAAACTAGATGTTAAGATACTCGCATTAGAATATGCACACCAAGAATACACTAAAGCTGCAAAGCTAGGACACGATAGATTAATGGGTTATTTAGAAAAGCAATATGTATAGTAATTGTTGTGGTGCAGAAGCATCTTATTTAAGTGAAGAAATATGCGGTGATTGTTTAGAACACGCAGAATTTAACGAAATAGAAGAATAAATAAAACAGATATGAAAAAATTAATAGACAGATTTTTAGTAAAGAAAAGCATCAAGCCTTATAAGTTAGTACCTTTGAGTACTGGTGTAATTGTAGAACATTACCGCAATGGTAAACTTAAAACAGAATATTATGGATTGGTATAGCACACCAGATTACCCAGAGTATGAATGCACAGAATGTGGTGCAGAAATAAATAAGCCAGGTGTTTGTTCTGGCACTTGTCACGAAGCAAGTATGATTTAGTTAGTTAGGTTAAGTTGAAATTAGGTAGGCAGAAATGCTTACCTTTTTTTATTATATTTACTCTAGTATAAAAAACCATTTTAAAAACGTTATATAAGTATGAATGTCAATATTACAGTACCCACAGATTTAAGCGAAATTACATTAAGGCAGTATAAACACTTTCTTAAAATACAAAAAGGTGTAGATGATGAGGGTTTTTTAAATGCAAAGATCATAGAAATATTTTGCAAGATGCAACTAGATGAGGTGATGAGGTTAAAGTTTAATGATACTGAATTAATAGTAAATACACTTACTCAAATGTTTGAGCAAAAACCTAACCTGGTAACAAGTTTTAAACTAGACAAAGTAAATTACGGTTTTCACCCACAACTAGATGATTTAACTTTAGGTGAGTATATAGACTTGGATACTTTCATAGGTGATTGGGAAAACATAGAAAAAGCTATGGCAGTTTTATACAGACCAGTAGTAAACAAACTAAAAGACAAATACATTATAGAAGATTACAAAGTAGGCAAAGATCAAGAAATGTTAGATATGCCTATGGATGCAGTTTTGTCATCAATTTTTTTTTTGTGGAATTTAGGTCTCGACTTGTCGAAAGCTATGATGAATTATTTGGACAAGGAACAAACACAAGCCTTGACCGAGTATCTCAATTCACAACCAAATGGGGATGGTATAACTCAATTTACGGACTTGCTCAAGGAGACATTACAAGATATGAAAATATCACTAAACTAAATGTACACGAGTGTTTTATGATGTTATCCTTTATGAAAGACAAAGCAGAAGTAGAAGCAAAAAGAATTAAACAAAATTTTAAATGAGCAATCAAGGTGTAAGAGGGTATTATCAATTAACCTCAACAATAGAAGAACAACTACTAGCAGACGTAAACAACAATACGGTTTCAATAGGTGATATTAGTAAACTAAACCTAAACAAGCAAGACATATTTCCTTTGGCACATATGATTGTAAATAGTGTTTCAATAGAAGAAAATGTGTTGAGGTTTAATATAAGCATACTAGCTTGTGATGTAGTTGACCAGTCAAAGGATGAAACAACAGATAGATTTACTGGTAATGATAATGAGCAAGATATACTAAACACACAACTAGCGGTTTTAAATAGGCTTATACAACGTTTAAGAATGGGATCACTACATACAGATATGTACCAACTAGAGGGTAACCCAAGTTTAACACCTTTTATGGATAGGTTTGAAAATCAACTTGCTGGTTGGTCATCAACAATGGACATAGTTATTTACAACGATATATACATTTGCTAATGGATTTTAAAAACGTAGATGATGTTTTAGAAGCCTTTGCACAATATGTAGTTGATGCATCAAAAGACAATCTAAAAAATGATGTAAATAAGTTTGGTGACAATAAAGCTGGTGGTGATTTAGATAATTCTATTTCATACACATACGATAAAAGCCAAGATCTATTCTTGTTAGATTTTCTAATGGAAGATTATGGAACTTTTGTAGATAAAGGTGTAAGGGGTAAAACATCAACATATCCAGAAACAAAATCTGCATTATCAAAGTATAAGTATGGAAGTGGTAATTTTCCAAAGTATGGTTTAAGAGAGGGTATAGCAAAATGGTTAAAAAAGAAAAGGTTTCAGTTTAGAGATAAAAGGGGTAGGTTTATGAGTTATGAAAGTATGAACTATTTAATCTCAATGAGCATATACAACAAAGGTATAAAGGCTAATTTATTCTTTACAAGACCATTTGAACTTGGTTTAGAAAATTTACCAAGAGAATTAACAGATGCTTTTTCACTAGACATAGAAAACGCAATAATACTAGGATCAAAAAAATAAGATATGGATTGGACATTAGAGATAGCATTTCATTTCCCGCACAATAGGTTTGCACTAGGTTGGGAATTTATTGGTGCAGATAAAGAATACACTTACAAGACTATAAAAGTTTATTTGTTTATAGCTACACTAACACTAGATTTTTAAGATGGCAAATATAGCATTAAGAAACCCACAATTTAAAAAAATAACAATACAAGCATCTGGTACATTATCTGTTGTATGTACAGTTTCTATTGATAGCACAATTAGGTACACGCTTATAAAGAATGTACAACCATCAACAACTATAAATTTTGACATTGCAGAACTAGCTAGGGATTATTTAGAGATAGCATACCAAACAGATTACATACCTCAAACAGTTGCTATTCAAACTATCATTACTCCATACGATGCTTTAAATGGTACTGGTAACGCATTACCTTTATTAGTTGAAACTTATAACGATGTAGGGTTTGAAGCCTATGGTGAATTTACAGATGGTGTAAACCCAGAAGTACCTTTTGGTAGAAGCCTACCTACTTTACTAATACCTATAAATGAAGATACAGATGAGTTTACAATATTAGCACCAAATAATCAAACTGGTAAAATACCATACCTTACAAGTAGCTTTAGGGGTGCAGATGGTTATTTAGCAAGTGATACAAGTGTAACTATTCAAGGTGTGGATTGTACTATAAAAAGAATAGACTGCACAAAGTATGGTGATGGTAACAGAATTATCTACATCAACAAATATGGCGCACAACAAGATTTATGGTTTTTCTTAAAAGAAACAAGAAACCTGGCAAGAACAAATGATGGTTACAAAGCAAACACAATAACCTATCCAAGTGGTGGTGCTACATATTCAATACAAGATGCACCAAACAAAGTATTTAACACACAAGCAAAACAAACACATACATTTAGTAGTGGGTATTACCCAGAGTTTCTAAATCAACAATTTGAAGAACTACTATTAAGTGAATTTATATGGTGGTCTACAGTTAAAAAAGGAAGTGGTATAGTTATACCTTTAAAAGTTAAAACATCATCAGTAGCTTTTAAAACAAGTGTAAACGATAGGTTAATAGAATACACAATAGAATTTGAAGAAGCATTTGATTATATAAACAACATTAGATAATGCGTAGATTACAACTATACATAGAGGGTCAAAGAGTTGATTTATTTAAGGATGAAAGTGTATCACTTACACAAACAATAAAAAATGTAAAGGATATTGCAAAGGTATTTACAGAATTTACACAAACCTTTTCTGTACCAGCATCAAGTGTAAACAATAAGATATTTAAGCACTATTATAACTTTGATATTAGTGGTGGTTTTGATGCAAGAATTAAAGTAGATGCAAAATTAGAATTAAATGATTTACCTTTTAAAGATGGCAAAATAGCTTTGCTAGGTGTTGAGTTAAAAAACAATTTAGCACATACTTACAAGATTACTTTCTTTGGTAATACAGTTAATCTAAAAGATATATTAGGTGATGCACAATTAAGTAGTTTAGCTTTTAGAGGATTAAATAAAACCTATAAGTTTACAACAATTGTATCAGCATTACAACCAAGTGTGCCAATTACAAATGATGTTATAGCACCATTAATCACGCATACAAATAGGTTAATTTATGATAGTAGCAGCCATCCAGTATATGACCCAGAAGCAACAACAAATAATTTATTTGCTCACACTGGAACAACACATAATGGTGTGGCTTGGAACCAATTTAAATATGCAATAAGAGTACAAGCAATTATAGATGCGATAGAAAGTAAATACCCAAGTATTCAATTTTCTAATGATTTTTTTAATGACAACACTAATGAAAAGTTTTACAACTTATATATGTGGCTACATCGTAAAAGCGGACACGTTGAACCAGCAACACAAGTTGAGGTTATATATACAAAACTTCAAGATTTAATTTCTACTAATACGCAAGTTGTATCATCTGTAAGTGGTGGAGTTGTTTTTGTAAATTCAGTTTCTAGTAATCCAGTAACAAGTTTAAGATTAAAACTAAACCCAAACACATCAAACATTTACAGCTATCAAGTTATAAGAGATGGTGGACAAATTATCACACAAGGTAACAATGTAAGTAATAACATTAATACACTTATAACATCCCCCGAGTTTAGAGATAACGCATCATATTTAGTGCAATTTTCATCACCATTAGGTATTGAATTTAATGCTGGAGATATAGAAATTGAAGTTAATTATACTGATTTTGAAAATACTCCGCCTACTTTTGAAAAAGATACATACGAAAATAACGCAACAGTAACTATTGATGCAAACCCAGATTTTCAATTTAACATAGTTGAGCAAATACCTAAAATGAAGATTATAGATTTTCTATCTGGTTTGTTTAATATGTTTAATCTAACCGCTTATGTTGATGGATCTGGTACAATAGTAGTTAGAACTTTAGATAGTTACTATGCAGCAAGTACACAAGTTTACAACATAGATAAATACCTAGATACCACAAAATCAACAGTAGATATTGCACTACCTTTTAAAGAAATAAATTTTAGTTACAAGGGTTTAGGTACTTTTTTAGCAAAGCAATTTAATCAACTAACCAATAGTGGTTGGGGTTCTTTATCGTATTCATTAGATGGTGAAATATTTGATACACCTAGCGAAGCATATAAAATAGAAGTACCTTTTGAACATATGCAGTATGAAAGATTGTTTGATGCAAATACAACACTATCATCACCAACTGCAACAAATATTCAGTATGGATATTCTGTAAACGAAAACCAACAATCATATAAAGGTGAACCATTATTGTTTTATCCAAGAGTTGCATCAGCTGGAGGTTTTTCACCAAGAATAAGAGATACACAAGGTACAGATGTTGCAGATTTAGATACATTTGTTGTGCCATCAAATACTTTAAGTTTAAATCCATCATCTATACCCTTTGGTAGTGATGTAAGCATACATTTTCAAAATGAATTAAGTGAGTGGTGGGCAAATAGTCAAGATGCTGCTGAACAATTTGCAAATGACTTTACAGATACGATATTTGAAACTGAATACAAAGAGTATATACAAGATGTGTTTAGTTTAAGTAGAAGATTAGTAAAGATAACCGCATACCTACCTATGAAAGTGTATTATAACTTACAACTAAATGACTTAATAGAAGTAGGGCAAAGTAGATATAAAATAAATTCTATGAAAACAGATTTAACAACTGGTAAAACAGAATTTGAATTATTAAACACAATATTATGATTAAGAATATAATTGACTTACTCCAGGTGGTTGATGGTGAAACTGAAAACATAAGAATAGCACAAGGAAAATATAAATTAGCAGAAACCTTAAAAGAGGGTTACAAACAAATAAAAAAAAATAAGAAATGGCAAAAGTAGTAGAAGTAGAATTAGTTGCTAAAACAGATGGTGCGGTTGCTGGGGTTAATAAAGTTGATCAAGCAGTAAAGAAAACTGCAAAGACTACAAAAAAAGCTAGTAAGGAATTATCTGGTATGCAACAAATTGGTGGTGCAGTATTAGGTAAGTTAGACCAAATGACTGGTGGTCTTGCATCTAAATTAGTTGCAGTAGGTAAAGCAGCAAAGTTAAGTGGTAAGGCTATGAAAACTGCATTAATATCAAGTGGTATTGGTGCAGCGGTTGTTGCGGTTGGTTTATTGGTTGAGCATTGGGATGCCATTGTTGACTTTGTAAGTGATACAAATAAAGAACTTGAAAAGCAAATAGTATTAAATAATCAGAATTTAGATGCAGTTGATTTAAAATTAAGAAATTTAAAAAGCCAAATAGAACTAGAAAAAAAACAAGGTAAAAATGTTGATAGTTTAATAGAAAAAGAAAAGGCTTTAATTAAAGAAAAAAGAGATACTTTATTAAAATCTATTGAAGATGAAAAAAGTGCTTTAAGAAAATTAGAAATAGAAACTGAAACATTAACTATTGCTGAAAGAATAAGACAAGGTAAAAAAGGAATTAGTGAAATAACAGAAGAAGAAAATGAAGCGTTAATAAAACAACGTCAAATATTAAGTGATTTAGAAAACAAATACACAGAATTTGAAAGTAGTTTATTAGAACCAGTAAAAGAAGTTGTAAAAAAAGATACAAGTGCAGCAGATGCAGAAGCAGCAGAAAAAGCTAGAATTGAAGCTATTGAAAAAATACGCAAAGGTTTAATTGATACAGAAGCAGAAGAACGTGCAGAAAAGTTAAGATTAATAAATGAAGATTATGATGAGCAAATAGCATTAGCAGCAAAATATTATGGTACAAATTCAATAAAAATATTACAATTAAAAGCGGCACAAAAAAAGGCTGAAGATGAACAACAAGCTGTATTTGATGAACAAGATAAAGCAAAGCAAGATAAAATTGATCAAGAAGCAATAGATAAAGAAAAAAAGAGATTAGAGGATATACAAAAAATAGTAAATGATGCAACAGAATTATCAGATATACAAAAACTAGAAAAAGATAAAGCAGCAGCACTTGCAGAATTAGATTTACTAGAAGCTACTTGGATAGAAAAGGCTAGGATAACTGCATACTATGAGGGTTTAATCAATGATGTAAACAAAAAGAATGCTGATGAAAAAGCAGAATATGATGAAAAGTTAGACCAATCTGTTTTAGATGCGAAGTTAAGTATGGCTGCCAACGCATCTAGTTTATTAAGTGATATTGTAGGAAAAGATAGTAAAGCTGGTAAAGCCTTTGCATTAGCAAGTGCAACTATAAGTGGTATACAAGGTGTTCAAAACGCATACACAACTGCACAAGAAAGTCCTATAACATTAGGTTTCCCAGCATATCCAGTTTTACAAGCAGCTTTAGCGGGTTTGGTAGCAGCAAAAAATATTCAAGCAATTAGAAGTATAAATCCTAGTGGTGGTGGTGGTGGTTCAGTACCAAGACCAAGTGGTGGTGGATCACAAGCACCAGCATTTAATATTGTGGGTGCAAGTGGTGAAACACAATTAGCAGATGCAATAGGTAGCCAAACACAAAGACCAGCAAGAGCATACGTTGTAAGTAACGATGTAACAACTGCACAAGAACTAGATAGAAACATTATAGAGGGTGCAAGTATATAAATGCAAAATTAAAAACTAAAAACGTTATATATTTATGAAGATAATAGAACTTATTTTAGATGAAGAAGAATTTGATACTGGGGTAGATGCAATATCTATTGTAGAAAGTCCAGCTATTGAAAGTGACTTTGTAGCTTTAAAGAACCAAGAAATAAAACTTGCAGAAGTAGACAAAGAAAAGAAAATCTTAATGGGTGCTTTATTAATACCAAATAAGCCTATCTACAGAAATGGATCAGAGGGTGAGTATTACATATACTTTTCAAAAGATACTATTGTAAAAGCATCTCAAATGTTCCTACAGAATGGTAAACAAAGCAACTCAACACTAGAACACTCAAAAGCACTTAATGGTTTAACATTAGTTGAAAGTTGGCTAGTAGAAGATGATGTAATGGACAAGTCAAGAAAATACGGTTTAGATGTGCCAGTAGGAACTTGGATGGGTAGTGTAAAAGTAAACAACGATGATGTTTGGAATGAGTATGTAAAAACAAACAAGGTAAAAGGCTTTTCTATTGAGGGTTACTTTGCAGATAAAATGGAAGCACCTAAAGAAGCTATAGAAGAACAAATGGCTGAACAATTATTAAATCAAATAAAAGACATAGTAAAATGAAAAGTAACATAGATAAAGTTTACAGTAAACTACCAAACAAACACAACTTTAGAAAGCATAATATTGAATTAGGATTGGTTCAAGATTTAGAGGATAGAGTTTATGATATTGTACCAAAATATGAAGAATTAAAAGAAACAAATGAAAAAAAGGTTGATTTTTATAATGAGTATTCAAATTTAAAGGATAAAGTAGATAGCCTTGCAGAAGAAATTAAAGAGGAAAAAAATGAAATATTAAGTCAATTAGATGACGCTAAATTAAAAGCAAATGAATTAGGAATTGAACTTGATGTAGGTACATTAATAGAAAAAGAACTAAATCAACTAGATGTTTTTTTACAATTCTTAAACAATTCACAAATATAAAACCAAATATAAAATGAAAAGTAGATTAGAAAAAGTTTATAGCAAACTACCAAACCAAAAAGTAAACCTTAAAGCACATAAAGTAGCATTGTCTTTAGTTTCAACAATTTTAACTGAAGCCGATGCCTTTGACCAAGCAGAAAGTGAAGCATCATACCTAGCTTATGATTATGGTGATGAAATTATGGATGCTTATAGTGATTTTAGGGTAAAATATAACCTTGATGATTATATAATAAATGGTTCAACAACAGATTTAGGTGACATAACAGAAATATTATCAGATGCCTTAAATGAATTAGAAACTAAAGCAAATGAATTAGGAATTGATGCAAATGAAATTTATGATAATTTTGATGATTTAAAACAAAGGGTAGACAATGCACCATCTTTACTATCCGATGCAAAAGATAAATATAGAGAAGTAATTGGATATACTGGTTTTCCAGATTTTTGGAAAAACGCATAATGCAAAGAAACAACAAAAATAAAACTTTTATACCTAGTAGAACATCACCTACTGGGGGTGGACGTGCTTGTTTATGTTGGGATACCAACAAGTATTCTATCTCTTGTTGTGATGGTTCTATGCAAGCACAAGGTATAGGAGTAATAACAAGAACAGATTGAAAATGCAAAAAGTAAATTAATAATCGTTATATAAATAGTATGGAAAAAACAAAAATGTTAAATCAAATTAGAACACTTCTAAACATCGAGGTAAAACTTGAAGAAATGAAGTTGGAAAACGGTACTGTAGTAAGTGCTGAAACATTTGAAAAAGGTAGTGAAATATTCATTGTCACAGATGATGAAAAAGTAGCAATGCCAGTAGGGGAGTATATCCTTGAAGATGGTAGATTAGTAATTGTATCTGAAGAGGGTATCATTGCAGATGTTCGTGAAGTATCTGATGAAGTACCAGCAAAAGAAACAAAAGAGGGTGAAGAAATAACTGAAGATCTTGCTGATGAAACAATAGAAACTGAAGTACCAGAAGAAGTAGTACAAGAAGTTGAAGCTATTGTTGAAGCAGTTGTTGAGGTTATTGCACCAGTTATAGAAGAAGTAAAATCTGAAGTTGAAGAACTTAAAAAAGAGTTTGGTAAAATGAAGAAATACGAGGAAGAAGAAGAAAAGAAAAAAGAAGAAATGAGTGCTGCAAGAAAGCCAATTAGACACAATCCAGAAGCAAAAACAGCACAAAAGAAACAAGTACAATTTGCCAAAGGGCAATTCACAACAACACTAGATAGAGTATTAAATAAATTAAATAAATAAAATGAAAAAAAGAAACGTAAATTTAGCAACAGCTGTAGTAGTAAATTCCACGTATGCGGGGCAATTCGCTGGAGAGTACATAGCAGCAGCTTTATTATCTGCATCAACTATTGATGATGGTGGTTTAACAGTAAAGGCAAATATTGCATTTAAAGAAGTAATCAAGAAGCTAGTAACTGGTTCAATAGTAACAACTGCTGGTTGTGATTTTGTACCAAATTCATCTGTAACATTAACAGAGAGAATACTAGAACCAAAGGAATTACAAGTAAACCTACAACTTTGTAAGTATGATTTTGTTGAGGATTGGGAAAGCCAGTCTATGGGATTTGGATTAGGTCAAACATTGCCGCCAAAGTTTTCTGACTTTATGATTGCTCACGTTGCATCTGAAGTAGCACAAAACACAGAATTTTGTATCTGGCAAGGTGATACTGCGGGAGCAACTCACACATCTTTTGATGGGTTTGAGAAACTAATTGCAACATCAGCAGCAGCTGGAGATATTCCAGCAGCACAACAAGTAACAGCAGTAGTTGGTGGGTTGTTATCTACAAACATTATTGATGAACTTTCTAAAGTAGTTGATGCAATACCAGCAGCACTATACGGAAAAGAAGATTTATTCTTATACATCGGAAGTAAAGCAGCTAAACTATATGTACAAGCACTTGGTGGTTTTGGAGCAAATGGTTTAGGAGCAAATGGTGTAGCAAATATGGGAACGCAATGGTGGAACAACGGAAGCCTAACGGTGAATGGTGTAAAAATCTTTGTATGTCCAGGTATGAGTGATAACAAAATGTATGCAGCACAACGTTCTAACTTGTACTTTGGAACTGGGTTACTAAACTCAACAAATGAAGTGAAAACTTTGGATATGGCTGATTTAGATGGAAGTAACAACGTAAGAATGATAATGCGTTTTACAAGTGGAGTACAATTTGGAATTGCATCTGATTTAGTAGAATACGCATAATAATTAATTAATCTATAGAAAGGGGTGGGTAGGTAATCTGCTCACCCTTTTTTTTTAAAACATAAAAAACAATGGCTTGTACATTAACAACGGGTAGAAAACTGCCTTGTAAAAGTGCCTTTGGTGGCATTAAAAAAGTTTT